AGAATATGACCAGACCGTTTGCGGACACAACTAAAGTAGAAATGAACTACGTTATTTGTGCTCCTAGAATGTATCAAGGAAGAATAGAATCTATAGTAAGTAAGATTACTGGATTTGCTGATATGATTCAGCTAACACACCTTAAGCTACAACAGGTAATGTCAAGGATGGTTCCTGACGGAGTTTTTTTAGATGTAGATGGATTAGCAGAGGTTGACCTAGGTAACGGAACTAATTATAATCCAGCAGAAGCACTTAACATGTACTTTCAAACTGGTAGTGTATTAGGCAGATCAATGACACAAGATGGTGAAATGAATAGGGCTAAAGTTCCAATTCAAGAACTGCAAACATCAAGTGGAGGGGCTAAGATACAATCTTTAATACAGACCTATCAATACTACCTACAAATGATAAGAGATGTAACAGGACTTAATGAAGCGAGAGATGGATCTAATCCATCTAAGGATTCTTTAGTAGGGTTGCAGAAAATGGCCGCTAACGCTTCTAATGTTGCAACTAGACACATACTACAGGCTAGCTGTTATATATCGCTTAGGATATGCGAAAACATTTCTATGAGAGTTGCAGATTCTTTGGAGTTCGCTTTAACAGCAAATTCCCTAGAAAATAGTTTAACTAAATTTAATGTTGCAACCTTAGCTGAAATAAGCCAATTAAACTTACATGACTTTGGTATATTTTTAGAGCTAGAGCCAGACGATGAGATAAAAGCACAGCTAGAGCAAAACATACAGGTTGCGTTACAGTCAGGCGGTATAGACCTAGAGGACGCTATAGATATAAGGCAAGTCAAAAATCTTCAGTTAGCAAATGAAATGCTAAAAAACAGAAGAAAGAAAAAACAAGCTGCCGAGCAACAAGCAAAGCAAGCTAACATACAAGCACAAGCAGAGGCAAATGCTGGATTAGCTGAAAAATCATCAATGTTTGAAGTGCAAAAACAACAGGCCTTAACTGCCGAAAAGGTAAGTATAGAGCAGGCGAAATCTCAATTTGAAATACAGAGAATGCAGACGGAAGCTCAAATAAAAAGAGAGTTGATGGCTACCGAATTTAATTTTAACATGCAACTAGCTCAAGCTAGATTAGAGTCCGAGAGCTTAAAAGAAAAAGAGATAGAGGACAGGAAGGATGAAAGAGTTAAAATAACAGGAACTCAACAATCCGAAATGATTGACCAAAGAAAAAACAATTTATTACCTAAAAACTTTGAATCTACAGGTAATGATGTATTAAGTGGGGGTTTTGGTTTAGGCCAGTTTGACCCAAAGTAAATTTTTAATTTTTATTATATTATATTATGTCAGGAGAAAAAGAAGAAGTAAAGCAAGAAGGGGAGTTTAAAATAAAGAAAAAGCCTTCAATGAAAAAACTAGGTAAACAGCCTGAAGTTACTAAACTAGATTTATCTGCTAAGAAAATAGCGGAATCAGGGGTAACTAAAGTGGTAATACCTTCTAGCGAAGAAAATCAAGATGCCAATACAAAGCAAGAAACAACAGGTGTGGCTTCAGATGAACAAGCCGGAGTTATACAAGAAGTGGAAACGGAAGTATCACCAAGGGAAATCCCCATTCAAAATGATGAGTTCTCTAATATACAAGAAGTAACCGATGAAGAAGAAACTAAAGACATTGTTCAGGAGTTAAAAGAAGAGAGAAATCCTCTTCCAGAAAATATAGAGAAGCTAGTTTCTTTTATGAAAGAGACTGGAGGCGATATAGAAGATTATGTAAGATTAAATGCTGACTACAGTAATGTAGATAGCAATGCTCTACTAAGAGAGTATTATAATAAAAGTAAGCCTCACTTAGACGCTGAGGAAATATCCTTTCTGATAGAAGACAACTTCTCGTATGATGAAGACCTTGATGATGAAAGAGAAGTACGCAAGAAGAAGCTTGCGTTTAAAGAAGAGGTTGCAGAAGCTGAAGGTTTTTTGGAGGAACTAAAGGGTAAATATTACGATGAGATTAAGTTAAGACCAGGCGTTACCCAAGAACAAAAAAAAGCTACAGACTTCTTTAATCGATATAATGAAGAGCAGAGCTTAACGGAGCAAAAGCAGGACAGGTTTAAGAAAGCTACATCTGATCTTTTAAACGATGATTTCAAAGGTTTTGATTTCAATATCGGGGAAAAGAAATTTAGATATGGCATTAATAACCCAACTAAAGTTGCTTCGGATCAATCTAATCTAACTGATTTTACTGGAAAGTTTCTAGATAACGGAGAAGTTAAAGATTACAAAGGTTATCATAAAGCTATGTATGCTGCTTCAAATGTAGACAAGATTGCAACTCATTTTTACGAGCAAGGTAAAGCTGATTCAGTTAAGGATATAGTTAATAGTTCAAAGAACATTTCCGATAAGCCTAGACAAACAGCTGATGACAGTGTTTTTATTAATGGGTTAAAAGTTAAAGCTATAACTGGAGTAGATTCTTCTAAGTTAAGAATTAAAAAAACAAAATTTTAAAAATTAAAAAAGAAAAAAAATGGGACAATTTGGAACAAACGATCCACTAGGTGCATTTAGCCTAAGACCGATGCCAACTAAAACAACTTTGGCATCAAATTATTTAAACTTTGCTGACGGAAGCGGAAACGATTTTGCACAGCAGTATTTACCAGAAATTTATGAAGCTGAAGTAGAGCGATACGGAAACAGAACTTTATCTGGATTCTTGCGTATGGTTGGTGCTGAGATGCCAATGACTTCTGATCAAGTTATATGGTCTGAGCAAAACAGGTTACATATCGGATATGAGAACGGAGCAGGAAACTTAAGTGTTGTACTTAGTGGTGCTGCAACAGCGGCTGGTTCAACAATTACTTTAGGTTCTGACCATAACATGTCAGTAAGAGTAGGTAACACTGTTGTTATCGCTGATGCTGCTACTGGATTTGTAACATTAAAATGTTATGTTTCTGCTATCAATCAAACAGCTAGAACATTTACCGTATTATCATATACTACTGCTAATTTAACTAGCATTGCAAACGGAGCTGTAAACCTATTCGTTTACGGGTCTGAATTTGGTAAAGGTACAGACGGAATGACTGGTTCTCTTGAGGCTTCATTTACGCAGTTTAACAACAAGCCGATTATCATTAAGGATTCTTATGAAATAAGTGGTTCTGATGCTGCTCAAATTGGTTGGGTTGAAGTTGCTACTGAAGATGGAACATCTGGATATCTATGGTATTTGAAATCAGAAGGCGAAACTCGTCTACGTTTTCAAGATTACCTAGAGATGGCTGTTGTTGAAGGTGAAACTGCTACTGCCGCTTCTGGTGTTGTTAGTCAGGTTGCTTTAGGAGCAGGAATTACAACTGCTGGTACTGAAGGGTTATTTGCTGCAATTACTGCAAGAGGTAACGTATACCAAAACTACGCAAACGGAACTGGAACAGGTGGTGCTGGAGCTAGAAGTGCTTTAGGAGACTTTGATTTAATTTTGCAAAATCTTGACAAGCAAGGGGCTATTGAAGAAAACATGTTATTCTTAGATAGAGCTACATCTTTGGATTTTGATGATATGTTAGCTGCTCAGAACTCTTATGGAGCTGGTGGTACTTCTTATGGAGTTTTCGAAAACTCTGAGGAAATGGCATTGAACTTAGGATTCGATGGTTTTAGAAGAGGTTCTTATGATTTCTACAAGACTGATTGGAAATATTTGAACGATGCTACTACTCGTGGTATGATTGACAACATTAAAGGTGTTATGGTTCCTGCTGGAACAAGCACAGTTTACGATCAAATGCTAGGTACTAACATCAGACGACCATTTCTACATGTACGATACAGAGCTTCTGAAGCTGATGACCGCAGAATGAAGTCTTGGATTACTGGTTCTGTTGGTGGAGCAGCTACTTCTACTTTTGATAAGATGGAAGTAAGTTTCTTATCTGAGAGATGTTTAGTAACTCAAGCAGCTAATAACTTCGTGTTATTCACAGCAGCTTAATTATAAGCAATAAATATTACTTGGGGTCACGCTTTGTGGCCCTAAGTTTTATTTTTTTTATTTATTTATTATATTATATTTTATGAAAGCAAAAGAAAAAACAAAAGACACTTGGGAACTGAAGGACAGAAGATACTATCTTTCTCACGATAAAAGCCCACTAACAATGACATTAGCTAGTAAGCATTCAGAATTACATCCTATGATGTATTTTGACGAGAAACTAGGATATGAAAGAGAGTTAAGGTACGCTACAAATCAATTATCAACATTTGTAGATGAACAAAAAGGCCCTGTAACTCTTGCACATATTGTATTTATACAAGGAGTATTAATGGTTCCTAAGAATAAGCAAAACTTACAAAAGCTATTATCTTTATATCACCCTCAGAGAGGTTTAACGTATAAAGAACAAGATGAGGTTGCAAACGCTGTAAATCAGCTAGATGACATTCAGCTTGAGATAGAAGCATTAAATCTTGCTAACACACTTGAGTTAGAACATGCTGAAGCAATACTAAGAACAGAATTAGGTAGTGCTGTATCTACAATGAGCAGTAAGGAACTTAAAAGAGATTTGATGTTATTAGCTAAAAGCAATCCAGCTTTATTTATAAGTTTAGCACAAGATGAGAATGTTGAGCTAAGAAGCTTTGGTATTAGAGCTGCTGAGGCCGGAATAATAGCATTGTCTTCAGATCAGAAAACATTCAAATGGGTAGTTAATGGTAGAAAATTAATGGAAGTTCCTTTTGACGAACACCCTTACTCGGCATTAGCTAGTTGGTTTAAAACTGATGAAGGAATGTTAGTATACAAAAGTATAGAGAAAAAGTTCTCTTAATATGTAACTATAATTTATAGTGGTGAGCTGGCTTAATGTTAGCTCACCTTTATAAATAAAACACAGAAATAATATGGCAATAAACGTAAATACGGTATACAAGACTGTATTATTAATACTCAATAAGGAAGAAAGAGGGTATGTGACCCCAGATGAGTTTAACAAGATTGCCGCACAAGTTCAGTTAGAAACATTTGAACAGTATGGCGAAGATTTAAACCAGCAACTGCGTGTACCTCAGACAGATACAGATTACGCAGATAGAGTTGCTGCTATTGATGAGCACCTTTCTATATTTAAAACATCAGGGCCTGCTGCTTATGTAGCCGCTGCTGCCCCAACTCCTGCTCATTTTACATTGCCTACTACTGACGTTTTTAATAATACCGTAGAGCTTTACAGGCTAGGTGTTGTTAACTACAAAGAACAAGTCGAACTCCAAAGACTTCAAAGAATGGATTTTTATAACATTCAAAAATCTCCATTAACAAAATCAACAGAAACATTCCCAACTTATTTACTAGAAAATGAAAGGTTATTCGTAAAGCCTGATACTATTATTAGTAATATAAACTGTGACTTTTTAAGAAAGCCAATAGACCCTAGGTGGGGTTATTCAATTGGAACGGTAGGACAATATGTTTATGACCCTACTATATATGGGCCACTACTATTAAATGCTGGCTCAGGGACATTAACAAGCAGTATAACAACACAGTTAGCGGGTGGAGATAATGGGACATATACGCCAACATTTACTGGTGGTTCTGGAACTGGATTAATTTTAACCGCTACGGTTAATAGCCCAACTACAGTTTCCGTAGGAGTTACTACAGCAGGTACGGGATATGTCGTTGGTGATGTGATAACAGTAACAGCAGGTCAATTAGGAGTCTCTTCTGTCGGCCCAGTTATAACCCTTACAGAAGTAAACTTTAACGCTAACAGTACCTATGGTTCAACTCAAATAGAACTAGACGTATCGGAACAGACAAGTTTTATATTAAAAACTTTATTCTACTTCGGTGTTGTAGTAAAAGATCCTCAGATTATTCAAGTTGCTGCTTCTCAAATTCAGCAAGAAGAAAACAACTCAAAAAGATAATAAGATATGCCAAATCCAAACGGTGGTTTAATAACCGAAACTAACGCACAGTATTATTCAGGTCAGCAAGGCTTTATAGGTGATGGTGTTACAACATCGTTTGTCTGTAATTTTAACACAGACTTAGCTAACGCTGTTGTTGGTGCTTCTAATGCAAACTATACGGTAACTGTAAATGGTCTTGCACCTGGTACATTCACTATGGCAAACAACATTATAAAATTTAATGTTGCACCTGCTAATTTAGCGGTAATTTTAATTACCCTAAGCACAAATGCTTTAAGGTCTAACTATGGTGGTTATCAATACACTAGCCTTAATGATATAATCAATAACTTTA